TGCCGTGGGTGTACCTGCCCATACTTCGAAGATGATTTTGGAGTGCCGGGAGAACGTGCAGCGCGTGGTGAAGATGGAAAAACATATTATGTACCGGGCAATATGACATATGAAGAGTGGAAATCCTCTTTTGCAGATGGTAACAATGTAGCGAAAGACCGGTTGGGAATTATCACAAACAATAATAAAAGCAACCCGAACTATTATGATTTCAAGGGTAAAAATGTGGATACGGTTGAGTCGGAAATCTGCAAATTTGATCATGAGGTTGGAGTTATATTTGATAATGGGAAAGCAGTAAATTGTCAGCTTGGAAATGAAGATACTATAGAATTTACAAAATACCAGCTTAAAATGATGAAGGGAAAAGATGTTACCCATAATCATCCAATGAGTACGCCACCATCACCGGAGGATCTGTATCTGTTGGTAAATTATAAAGTCAAAAGTTTCAGAACCTGTGGGGAAAACGGTACATATGTGTTAGAATATAATGAACAGGTAGAAAAACTTCCAGATTTCAAGACATTTAGTGATACATATGACGAAATTATATATGAATTACAAGATAAATATTATGATGAAGTGAAACATGGAATGAAAAAAGAGGATGCGATCATATTACTTGGAGAGGCTGCTTGGGAAAGATTGTATGAAATATATAATGTCAAACCTAGATTTGAAAGGCGGTAATTGTCATGAGCAAATATAAACCATATGAAATAGATAGATATAAGCTGAATCTGTTTTGCGTATGTTTGAACTGCAGTAAATACAGAGGCTCAAGAAACGATTTTTCAAAATATTGTGATGCTTATCCCAAAAATCTTCCATCTGAAATTTGGAATGGAAAAAATGTAAAATGTCCGCATTTTGAAGAAAAGCAGGGGTGATAGTATGGTGAAACTTATAAAAACATTAGATGTTCAAAACGCATCATTGAATGTGATCACAGCTGGCAGACGATTTCCGCTTGCACAATTTGCTGGGAAAATAGAGATCACAGAGCACCAGAGTATGACACCTGTCCTTGGGAGAAGATGCAAAGGTGAAAAGAAAATCTATGCATCCTTTATTTTATGCCAGAATATTGAGTATCAGTCAGATGATACATTTAATACCGGAAAAGTATATGAAGCAGTCGGAGATGTGCAGGGAGAGAAGTCTTGTGAAAGATTGATCTTCTCAGGACTTCGCTTTGAAGATATGGATCCGTTGGAAGGAACAGTAACACTTGAAGTGACTGATTTGGAACTGATCCGGAAAATGATAGAAATGTAAAATTGAAAGTTACCACCAGTCAGAAATGATATGGTGGTATTTTCATACCCAAAATCAATAATAACAGGGCAACCGGAAATCTATGAACCGAACAGCGCAGAGGTGACGCTAAGTAAGTTTCTCCGGCAGTCCTGTTTTTATATTGTCCGAAAGCCTTATGACGTTTAAACTGCGGCAATTTGCCCTTATGCATGGCATCAAAACTGCATACTGCTGTGGAGACACCACGCTTAAAAACGGTGCAGGAAAGGAAACTATGGAATTTTTAAAAGACATTTTAGGCGAGGATCTCTATAAGCAGGTGTCTGATACCGTCAATGCCTATAACGGAAAGCCGGAGAATAAGGAGAAGCAGGTGAAAATCGCAGACCTTGGATCTGGTCAGTATGTTGACAAAGGTAAGTATGATACCGCCGTGGCAGAAAAAGAGAATCTTGCCGGTCAGATTAAAACGCTTAATACCACAATCGGGGATCTGAAAAAGAACAATGCAGACAATGAGACATTACAGAACACCATTGCGGATCTGCAGACGAAGTTAAAAGATCAGCAGACAGCCAATGACCAGATCTCAAAGACCTATGCGCTGAAAGATTCCCTCACAAAGCAGGGCGTACTTGATCCGGATTATCTGATTTACAAAGCTGGTGGACTTGACAAGTTCACATTTGACAAAGAGGGTAAGCCGGTCGGCATAGAGGAAGCAGTAAAGCCGTACAAAGAAGATAAGACAATGGCACATCTGTTCAAACAGGAACAGCCGAAGCCACCGTATCATCCACAGGGTGGCTTCGGCGGCGCAGGAACTGCGAACCCATTTGCAAAAGAGACGTTCAATCTGACCAAACAGGGTGAACTTTTAAAATCCAATCCGGAGCAGGCAAAGGCACTGGCCGCAGCCGCCGGAGTAACATTATAACAGTATGAAAGGAAGATGATTTATGGCAATTACAAAAATTGCAGACGTGATCGTACCGGAGCTTTTTAACCGGTATGTAATCAACAGAACAATGGAGCTGTCCGCGTTTTTCCAGTCGGGGATCGTGGTAAACAGCCCGGAATTTGATATGCTTGCATCTGAGGCGGCAAGAACACACAACATGCCGTTTTTTGAGGATTTACAGGGAGAATCTGAACCAACACTTGAGGATGTAGAAATGACACCGGCAAAGATCGGTTCTAACAAAGATGTATCCACCACAATCCTTCGTCAGAAGATGTGGGCAGCAACTAACCTGTCCGCAGCACTTGCCGGAGCGGACCCGATGAAAGCAATCGGTGATCTGGTGGCACAGTACTGGGCGCGCGATATGCAGAAAGAATTGATTGCGATTCTTGCGGGGGTGTTTGGAACCACCACGGCAGATCCAAGCGGAACACCGAAAGCAGAGACCAGAATGGCGGATCATATTCTCGATCTGTCCACAGGAAAGACAGATGCAGCAAAGCAGATCAGCGCATCCGCATTTATTGACGCGTGTCAGATGCTTGGAGATGCACAGGCACAGCTTACTGGTGTGGCGATGCACTCTGCAACAAAGTCTTATCTGAAAAAGTTGAATCTGATCGAGACCGAGCGTGATTCTACCGACGTGGAATTTGATACTTACCAGGGAAGACGTGTGACCGTGGATGATGGCTGCCCGTTTGCAGATGGAGTATACACAACATATCTTTTTGGCAATGGAGCGGTTGCCTATGGTAATGGTTCTCCGGTCGGTCATGTAGCTACTGAGACGGATCGTGACAAGAAGACAGGTGGCGGTGTGGATTATCTGATTAACCGTAAAGCGTTTATCCTGCATCCGAGAGGAATTGCATACACTGGTGCAAAACGTGAGCATGTGGAAACTCCAACTAGGGCAGAACTTGCAATGGCAGAGAACTGGAAGCCGGTATATGAGCCGAAGCAGCTTAGAATCGTGGCTATCAAACACAAGATCGGGTAAGCCTATGGATCTGGCAAAGTTAAAGGCACTTCTTGGAATTGAGGATGATTCCAAGGATGTGATTCTTGAATTTGTCATTGCGGACGTAGAGGAGACCATAAAGAACTATTGTCATGTGGAGGAAATGCCAGATGGACTTTTGAATACCGGCTACCGCATGGCAATGGATCTGTACCGGAATGAGAATATTGGAAGTGAGACGGCAGCAGTTGGAACGGTTTCTTCTATCTCTGAGGGAGATACCTCTACATCTTTCCAACAGTATGTTGATAATAATTTCAAGGACACGGTGCTGAAAAATTATAAGTTCTCACTAAACAGATACAGGAAGGTGGCGTGGAAATGATCGCGGATGCAATCAAACAGGCACAGGCACTTGCAAGGAAAGCCCAAGAAGCCACATATGATGGCAGATGCACGGTTATGGAGCATCAAAAAGCAAAAGATCCAAAAACGAAGATTACCACGGAAAAAGATGTTGTGGTATTGGAAGATGAACCTTGCCGCCTGTCATATTCCAGTGTCAGTGCTGTGGATCAGACGGAATCAGTGGCAAAGACGGCACAAGTCACAAAGCTGTTTTTATCTCCGGACGTGCAGATCAAGCCGGGAGCCAAGATCATGGTGACACAGGCGGGAAGAACACGGACGTATGAATGCGGCAGTGTGGCAGCAGTATATCCGACACATCAGGAGATTGTGTTGCAATTATCAGAGAGGTATGCATGATGGGAATGGGAAGCGTGGATATGCGGGAGTTGGTAAAGCTTCAGGAGAATCTTAAAAAACTGGAGGATGAAGCAAAACGGCAGCAGTTCTGTGAAGCTTGTGCCAAAGAGCTTGCTGCCAGATTACTCAGATATGTTATTAAGCGAACTCCGGTAGGCAATTATTCAGGTATTTCTTATACTTGTGAAACAGGAATTATCCATAAAGGAAATAAAGTTGCAGGAAAGCAAGGCGGTACATTGCGAAGAGGATGGACTGCTGGAAGTAAGAACGTGAAGCAGGCCATTGATGGTCTTAAAATTACAAAAAGTGGTGATGAATATACAATTGAAATTACGAATCCGGTTGAATATGCTTCTTATGTTGAGTATGGACATGTAACCACAAATCGTAAAGGATGGGTGCGAGGGCATTTTATGATGACAATCTCCGAAAACGAGATTCGTAAAATCGCCCCACAATTGCTTGAAAAGAGGTTTGCAGAGTTCTTTGGAGGTGCATTTAATGCTTAACAACGTGATAGCCGGGATAGCAATTGCCCTAAACGAAGAGTTTGGGGATGATTACGAAATTTATACAGAGGAAATAAAGCAGGACTTGAAAGAGCCTTGCTTTTTTATTACCCTCTTAAATCCATCCAAGACGGATTTCCCATCCAAACGGTATTTGATGGACAATCCATTTTGTATACAATATTTCCCGGAATCTGTGGACAATCCGAATAGTGAATGCCGTGATGTAGCTGATCGTATGTTATGGGCGTTGGAGAATATTACGCCTTTGGATGCAGATAGACCGGTACGAGGGACGGATATGCATCATGAGATTACAGACGGAGTGCTGAATTTCTTTGTAAATTACAATTATTTCGTCCGCAAGGTAGAGACTCCGGCTTCTCTTATGGAAACCATTACCACAATATTACATTTGAAAGGATAGGTGAACAATATGGGCGATACAAAGCCAGAAGTAAAACCGCAGGCATCTGCGGATGTATTTACAAAGCAGCAGCTGGCAGAATCCAAACGCTATAAGAAACAGCGGGATCTGCTGGAAGCGTTGCTGGAAGATGGAAAAACATATACGATTGCGCAGGTGGATAAGATCACCGGTGATTATCTGAGAAAGGAAGTGAAGTAAATGGCATTTGGCGGAGGAACATGGATAACCCAGAACAAAGTGCTTCCGGGCGCGTATATCAATGTCGTAAGTGCGGGGATTGCATCTGCGGCATTGTCTGACCGTGGTATTGCCACAATGCCGCTGGAACTTGACTGGGGACCGGATGATACGGTTTTTAAGGTTACTACAGCGGATATGCAGAAGTATTCGAAAAAGATATTCGGATATAGTTATACCGACGATAAGATGAAAGGACTGCGAGATCTGTTTGCTGGCGGAACCTTGGTGCTGTATGCATACCGGTTAAACGGCGGCGGGACAAAAGCGTCCAATGATTATGCTACAGCTAAGCACACGGGGACACGCGGCAATGCGATCAGGATCTCCATAGCAAAGGACGTGGATGATCCAGAGTCGTGGAATGTAACTACATATCTTGATACGTCCAGAATTGAAGTGCAGAATGTAAAAAAAGCGGCTGATCTGAAAGATAATGACTTTGTGACATTTAAAACAGATACGTTGGAACTTGCAGCAGTTGCATCGGCAGCACTGTCTGGTGGAACGAATGGTGTCGTCAATGGCGATGCGCATGCGGAGTATCTGGCAAAGGCAGAAGCCTACGGATTTAATACGATGGGCGTTGTGGTTACAGATGAGGTGACCAAGAGGCTGTATGTGGCATATGTAAAGCGTATGCGTGATGAAGTTGGTAAGAAGTTTCAGCTTGTGCTTTACAAGTCGGATGCTGACTATATGGGAGTTATTTCCACACCGAATAAAACGACGGACGAGGGCTGGCCGGAAGCATCCGCTGTATATTGGCTTACCGGGGTGGAATGCTCCACTGCGGTGAATAAGTCCTGCGAGGGCAGAGTGTACGATGGTGAATTTTCCATTGAGCCAATTGACAATGATCTGGAAGATTATATCAAAAAGGGACAGCTTGTGTTTGATAGAAATGATGATGAAATTGAGATTCTAAGTGATATCAATACACACATAACCATCACGGAAGATTGCAACGAATTTTTTTGCGACAATCAGACAATCAGGGTTGTAGACCAGCTTGCAAATGATGATGCACTGCTCTTTAAGACACGGTTCCGTGGGAAGTTCCCAAATGATGATCCAGGGCGGAACAGCTTGAAAAGTGGGCTGTGCGAGATCCGTGAAAAATTACAGAATTTGCGGGCTATTGAGAATTTCAAGCGGGATAATGTCACCGTGGAACAGGGAGAATCAAAGAAATCGGTAGTCGTTAATAATACGGTTGAAGTTGTAAATGCCATGAGTATTATGTACATGACTACAGTAGTGAAATAAGGGGGTGAAGTATAAATGAATAATGTGATGCTTGCAAAGGATTCTATCTCTGCAGCTCTTGCAGAGTGCTACGTGACAATTGGTGAACGTAGATACAATCTGATGACCGCAATCAAGCTTGAAGCGAATTTCAAGAAGAACAAGGCAAAGGTTCCAACTCTTGGCAAGACAGGAAAGGGAAATAAGTCGGTATCATGGGAAGGAACCGGATCTTGTACAATACATTATAATACGAGCATTTTCCGTAAAATGATGCTTGATTTTAAAAACACTGGTGAGGATGTCTATTTCGAAATTCAGATCACGAATGATGATCCATCCAGTGCTGCAGGATCTCAGACAATCACTCTTTTACAGTGCAACATTGACAGTGGAGTGCTTGCGAAATTTGATGCATCTTCTGACTCATATCTGGACGAGGATGTTAGCTTCACATTTGATGATTTTGATATGCCGAAAGAGTTTCAGGAAATTATTGGACTTGCAGCGTAATATTGCCCCTTATGTGTCTGGCATGAGGGGATTTTTCATAGGAAGAAAGGAGACAATGTATGTCAAATTTAAGCAGATTTTTAGCAAAAAACAAAATTAAAAGAGAGAACGGGAAGTATGCACCATCGAAAGCGTTTGTGGATGAAAATGGAAAGCCTTTGGAGTTTGAGTTTCGCCCGATTACATCAAAGCGAAATGAAACAATGCGTGAGGGCCATACAAAAGATGTTCCGGTAGTTGGAAAGCCGAATATGTTCCGTCCAAAATTGGATACAACGGCATATATCAATGATCTGATCGCAGAGAGCATTGTTGAACCGGATCTTTACAATAAGGAACTACAGGATTCTTATGGGGTAAAGACACCGGGAGAACTTCTGTATGCCATGATCGACAACCCGGGAGAATACCAGGACCTTTCTGCATGGGTTCAGAAGTTCCAGGGATTTGATACTTTAGAGGATAAGACAGAGCAGGCAAAAAACTAATTGAGGAAGGGGATGCGGAAGCAAACTATGCATATTATGCATTGCACAAGCTTCACATTCTCCCTTCCCAGTGGGTTGCTTTAGAGGACGAAGAAAAGGCTTTTATTATTGCTTGTATAGATATAAGGATTGAAGCGGAAAAGAAAGAAGCAAAGAGGATAGCAAGGGAAGCAGAAGGACGGTGATGGTATGGCTTACATAACAACAGGAATACAATTGGCGGATAACTTTAGTGCTCCCCTTATGCATATAATCAGTTCTGTCAATATGGCAATTTCTTCGATTTATGATATGAACCAGGCAATGAATTCTGGTGTGGATACTACATCATTGGAAGCCGCCCGGAATGAAATTGCACAGGCAACTGTAGCGGCTGAAGAATTCAATCAAACAATGCAACAGGCGAGTAGTCCGATCAATGATAATATTCGAAGACAGGAACAATTTAATCAGTCATTGCAAAACGGTGCAAGTGAATCATCGAATTTAGTTTCGGCAATTAAACGAATGGCAGGGGCGTACCTGAGTATTCAGACGGCTGGAAAAATTTTGCAGACATCGGATGAGATCACACAGACCACTTCCAGATTAAATATGATGAATGACGGATTGCAGAGTACGGCCGATTTGTACAACATGGTTTATGTGGCTGCAAACGATGCCAGAGGATCATTAGGAGATATGGCAAGTGTAGTTGCCCGATTTGGTAATAATGCGAAAGATGCATTTAGTTCCAGTGCAGAAGTTGTCCAGTTCGCAAATTTAGTCCAAAAGCAGATGACAATTGCGGGAGCGTCTACGCAGGAAGCAGCTAATGCAGAATTGCAGTTATCACAGGCGTTAGGATCTGGTGTGCTGCGTGGAGATGAGTTGAACAGTATTTTTGAACAGGCACCGAATCTGATTCAAAATATTGCAGATTATCTTGATGTCCCGATAGGTAAGATTCGAAGTATGGCACAAGATGGGGAACTGTCGGCAGATGTTGTGAAACAAGCAGTATTTGCGGCAACAGATGAGATAAATGCTAATTTTGAATCTATGCCTATGACATGGGGGCAAATGTGGACGGTATTTCAAAATAATGCCACTATGGCATTTCAGCCGGTTCTACAGAGACTTAATGATCTCGCAAATACAGATGGCTTCCAAACGTTTACAACGAATGCAATAAATGACCTTGCAGTGGTAGCCGGTGTGGTTCTTGATATATTTGAAGGAATTGGATCAGTAGGAACTTTTGTATCAGACAACTGGCAAATTATAGGCCCTATTGTTGAAGGCGTGGCAGCGGCGCTTACTGTTTATTATGGATGGCAATTGCTTTCCACAAGTGTAACAAAAGCAGCTGCTGCAGCACAATGGATATATAATGCTGCAATGAATGCAAACCCTGCAGCGATAGTGGCCATATCAATAGGTGCACTTATAGTTCTAATTGGAATACTGGCA